ATAATTATTATTTATATGGTATTGATAATGATAATTAATATATAAAAATACTGTTATATTACTAAATAAATATGTTAAAAGCGGCGATATATATATTAACTCAAAATAATATTGAAAGAAGGGTATATCTAAAAACGAGCTTATATTTTTTATTTAAAAATTTCAATGCCAAATATAAATATCCTATTATTATTTTACATGAAGGAGATTATGATAATGAATCGCAAAAAGAAATAATATTAAGTATACGTGGTGATTGCCAAAGTCTTATAAAATTCCAAGAATTGGATAGTGAGGATTTTAAGGTACCTAATCATATTGATAAAAATAAATTAAAAAGATGTATTGATATAAAACCAGTTCCTTATTGGAGAAATATAAAATATAGAATTATGTGTAATTTTTGGGTAAAACATTTTTTCAAATATTGTAAAGAATATGATTATGTTATGAGGTTAGATGACGACAGTATAATAGAAGAACCTATAAACCTTGATATTTTTAATTTGATAAAAGAAAGGGATTTGAATTATATGTCAAATATTGTGCATATAGATTGCAGTATTTGCAATTATGGGATGAAGGAGTTTTTTGAAACTATTTATCCAAATAAAAAAGAAAAACTAAAAGAATTATTTATGGATCATAAATTGGATAACAGCAGTAAATATTTTAATAAATTTAAAGAATTATATGAAACTATAAATGGCGAAGAATATAAAAATACTACTGTTGATATGAATATGCCATTAATGTATTATAATAACTTTTGTGTTACTAAAGTTAGTTTATGGAATACCAATGAAATAAAAAATATAGTTAATGAAATTGATAAAAAGGGGTATATATTTTATTATCGATGGGGTGATGCACCATTACATACTTTAATTATGACTTTGTATGATAATAAAAAACTTGCAAAATTATCATTTAAATACAGTAAACGCTTGCAGCGCGAAGCTTTCAAAGACGATGAGGGTAATTTACATAGTTATATGCCATCGTCTTATGATAATAGTAGTTGCATAAGTAAAAAATAATTATCTTAAATATTTGATAATAATCTCCATTTGCTTATAATCAATATCTCTATTTTTCACCATAATACCAAAACATTTATTTCTATAAAATATTATATCTTTATTTTTAATATCATTTATAAAATCATTGATAGAATGTTCGTCCTTATTAAAAAAGGGAACCTCGCAAAAATGCTTTGAATTAACTTGCGATGGTTCAATATTTTTATATTCTCGAATAAATATCCCAAGCGATACATCATCTATGATATCTCGTTTTATAATATTATCATTATTTATAATGTCATTTATAGCTTCCTTTGTAAATATTATTGATGTTCCTGATGCAAATATTGTTCCATACCATGTAGAATCATTAATACCTCCACCATTCCATTGTAAATCAACTAATTTTCCTGAACCATAATAATTGATTGGATTTATGCTCAAATAGTTTATTAATTTATCAAAATCTATTATTGTACTAATATTACTTCTAATAAGATAATCATAATGAATATCATTTAAATATTTAAATGCTAATAATGTTTTATCTAAAATACCTGGAATAGAAGTTTCTTTTCCATCAATAAATAATATATCGTCTTGGATATGGTAATCAGTATTATATATTTTTTTTACATTTTCATTATATTTAACAAAATAAGTAGTAACTTTGTTATTAAACTTTTTATAATAATTACTTAATAATTTTTGCATATTTTCATAAGCATTATTATCAATTCTCTCGCTATATTTTGAGTTAGAATATATAATTATATGTAAAATTTTCATTATAATTATATTAATTGCGAGTAATATATTTATATATTATCTATTTCAATATTATTGTCGCTATCACTATTTTCATCATTAATATTTAAAAATCTGAGACTGTTATATGTTTCATTATCGCTCATATCAGAACCTGATTCACTGAAATTGATATAAGTTTCTTTATTATTTGAAGATGTATTAGTGGTATTATAATATTCGTTTTTTAATACATTTGAAAAATGGACGCTATTTAATATCTCTGAATATTTATCAGATGATATTTTGTGAACAATATCTACTTTATTTGCTTGATATTCGCGTTTTGATATAACGACAATATCTCCTTTATCAATTAATACGCGTTTATTGAATTTGCGCATATTCCCGCGAATAATACCCATAACCTCATCGCCGCTATTGCAAATTAAATTTACGCGACAATTTCCCAATAATTTTTTAACAAGACCGTATTCTTCGTATTCAAAATTTATATCATAGTTAGAGTTTTTACTAGTATTAAAATTTTTTTTCTTTTTTCTGATTGATGTTTGATACATATTAATTATAATATATAGATCTAGCTTTATACTATTTAATGTGATATATAAGAATATTAAATATATATTTAATATAAATGGATGATAGCGATATAACTGAACCTAACTTTTTAAATGATTCATGGGCATTATACTTTCACGATCCTTATGATATTGAATGGGATAATAAAAGTTACAAAATGATAGGACAGATATCAACGGTAGATGATTATATAAATTATTTTAAGTCATTTAGTGATTTATTTAAAAAGGGTATGTTTTTTATAATGCGATTGGATATTATGCCTCAATATGAAGATGAACTTAATATTAAGGGGGGGTGTTTTTCTTTTAAAATTTATCCAGAGGATTTGGAAAAGAGATTTTTTAGTTTGTGTGCAAACACATTGGGCGAGACCATTGGTAAAAAAGAAGAATATATAAATAATATAAATGGTATTTCTATTAGTCCAAAGAAGTTTTATTACATTGCACGAATATGGATACGTGATAATAAATATGCAAAAAAGGATTTTTATAATTTTGATATTCCAAAATACTCTTCTCTAATGTACAAAAATCATATATAAGATTATCATATTAATAATTTTTATAAGATGTTATATTCTTTACTTTATAAATTATATAGTATTTTTAAAACTTTCTTCATTTATGTTACAATGCCAATAAGGCTATTCTTAATATATTTTGTATTTCTTATTGGCGTATATATATTACATTCTCTTAACAAAGAAGGCGATATTACATTTTGTGTATTGGCGATGGGCAAAATTATGTTATATATTTTATCTATGCATGTAAAAATATCTGACGAAGATTATATTAAATATATGAATTATTTATATAGTGATGAAAAATATGTTTGTGTATTTACTCACACTACATTGGTGGACGCAATTGTATTATTTGGTACATTACCGCGTACTGGACCAGTTATGAATAAACAAAATGAACTTAAATATATATTATACGACGATAGCATTAGCGATAAGTTAGGTGGTATTTTATTAGATAGGTCTAAAATGGGAGGTACAACAAAAGTAATTAAAGAAAGAGTTGATAATAGGAAATGCGGTGATTCTCCGTTATATATAGCTCCGTGTTCTGGTAAACCTCCTGAAAATCCCGGGAATATATCAGAATTCAAAAGTAAAGGGGCATTTGTAAATAAAACTAAAATATTACCAATTATAATTAAATATCAAGATGAAACACTTAATTATAATCAAGATTATGGCGAATCGATGATTCATAGCTATCTGAAAATATTTTTGGTTGAAAATTATAAAATCACTATTAAAATTGGCGATATGATAGATCCTGATGAAAAAGAGTCAATTGATGAGTATAGAGATAGGGTATATGATATAATGAATCAAGAGTATAAAGAATTGAAATTCTAGTTAAATATGAAAATAATTTATGGTAAATGTATTACATCATATATTGATACCTTTTAAAATTATATTTTTTGTAATCTTATTAATAATTGGTATCTTTCTTTTAAAAAATACAAATGGAGATGGAAATGTAACAACATTGATAATTATATTCTTTAAAGTTGTAGTACATTGTTTAATGTCTTTTAATATTGAAATATCTGATGAAGATTATAATAAGTATATGAGATATCTTTATAGCGACGAAAAGTATTTGTGCATATTCAATCACATTTCAACATTAGATGGATTTATTCTATTAAGTACATTTCCTAAAATGGGAATTGTATTAAATAAACAGAAGGTTTTTGATTACATTGGATATGATGACGAGTCTAATAGTAAATCAGGGAGTATATTTGTTAATGAAGATAAAAAGAGTAATGTAACAACTAAAATTAAAGAAACTATATATAACAGAAAGAAGGGTCAGTCGGTATTATTCATATCTCCCGACGCAAACACATTGCCCGATGAAGAGAATAATATTAGTAAATTTATTAAAAAAGGCGCTTTTATTAGTAAAAGTAAAATATTGCCAATAATAATTAAATATGAAGATTATTCCATAATATATAATTATGAACACGAAAATGTTATAGCAAGTTTTTTTAAATTATTTTTATTTGAAAATTATAAAATTAAAATAAAAGTAGGTGATATGATAAATCCTTATGAAAATGAAAGCATTGAAGAATACCAAGTCAGGGTATATCATATAATGAATGAACAATATAAAGATATATAATATTATAATTAATAATGAAGGACGTTGGAATTATATTCGCATCTACTACATGTGGTGGCATTGGATATCAAAATACATTACCATGGGATATACCAGAAGAATTAAAACATTTTAGAAAGATTACTACAAAAGTTAATAACAATTCTAAGAGAAACTGTATTATAATGGGTAAAAATACATGGTATTCTATACCAAATAAACCATTGAAAAAAAGGGTAAATATTATTATTACCAGTAATGAATATGAAAAAATGAAAAAAGAAGTTGATAATGATGATAATATTATTGTTGTTGATTCCATCGAAATGGCAATTAATCATTTAAATAGAAATGATGATATAGAATCGGGTTTTATTATAGGTGGTGCTTTGCTATATAATGAATGTCTTAACAAGCATCTAGATAAGATCAAATACACGTATATGACACTTATATTTGACAAAAAATATGAATGTGATAAATTTATTGATACAAGCTTAATATATGATAATTTCAGTATTGAAAAACAGGATATTGTTGTAACTGATAAATATATATCAATGAAATGTGTAAATAAAAATTACCCCGCAATTATAGACGAACCACCTGATTAAATAAGTAATTGACAAAGCAACTTTTCTATATATATTGGTTCTTTGCATTTATTAGTTTGTGATAGCATATAGTCTATATCCGCTCCAATACTTATTATTTCTTTTTTTAAATTATTTTTATAAAGCGTATGATTTTTTTTTGCTATTTTAGGATATTTAATCTTCAACAAGTATTCTCCTTCTTCATCAACTAATTTAATAAAATCATGAATTATTTTTGATATACTAATATTATATTGACAACATTTATACGAAAGGTTCCTAATATCATCAATATTTTTAGCATTAAAAGTTTTTATAAAATCAACAAATGGTGGGTAATTGTAATTTACAAATGTTTTTGTTATTAATTCTTGATTTGGCAGACTTTCATTATCTGTAATAAATATACATTTAACGATATCTCTTGTTTCATTTAAAGCCAAATATTCATTTACTGACATATCTAGATAATTGATATATATATCATTTATTTCTGCAAAAGTAAATAATGGTATTCTAAATAAGCTATATCTACTGCGTATTGGTGTTTCAATTTTAGATATGCGATGTGTTGTTGATATAAATGTTATGTTATTGGAAAATCTTTCTA